TGCTGGAAGTGGAGCAACAAATGCTAGTGACTCAAATTTTATAGGTATCAATGCTGGTTTATATGCAACTGATGCTTTTAATTCAACATTTATAGGCAATAATGCTGGAAATTTTGCTCAACAAGCTTATTCATCAAATTTTATAGGTATCAATGCTGGAAACAATGCAACAAATGCATCATTTTCTAACTTTATTGGATATAATTCTGGAAATGGTGGCACTAATGCTAATACAAACAACTTTTTAGGATATCAAACAGGATATATGGCTGTAAATGCAACTTTTTCTAACTTTATTGGTTTTAATGCAGGTTATAGTGCAACAACCGCATCATATTCTAATTTTTTAGGACATGACGCTGGATTCAACGGATCAAATGCTTCACATTCTAACTTTATTGGATATGTCGCTGGATATGGTGCAACAAATGCATTAAGATCTAATTTTATAGGTGTTAATGCTGGTATGACGGCTGCAAATGCTAATAATTCTAATTTCATAGGTAATAACGCTGGATCAATTTCAACTAATGCCGCATATTCTAACTTTATTGGTGAATCTGCTGGAAGTGGAGCAACAAATGCTAGTGACTCAAATTTTATAGGTATCAATGCTGGTTTATATGCAACTGATGCTTTTAATTCAACATTTATAGGCAATAATGCTGGAAATTTTGCTCAACAAGCTAATTCATCAAATTTTATAGGTGTCAATGCTGGAAACAATGCAACAATTGCATCATTTTCTAACTTTATTGGATATAATTCTGGAAATGGTGGCACTAATGCTAAGGCAAGCAACTTTTTAGGATATCAAACAGGATATATGGCTGTAAATGCAACTTTTTCTAACTTTATTGGTTTTAATGCAGGTTATAGTGCAACAACCGCATCACATTCTAATTTTTTAGGATATAACTCTGGATTCAACGGATCAAATGCTTCATATTCTAACTTTATTGGACATAGCGCTGGATATGGTGCAACAACCGCATCATATTCTAATTTTTTAGGATGTGACGCTGGATTCAACGGATCAAATGCTTTATATTCTAACTTTATTGGATATGCCGCTGGATATGCTGCAACAAATGCTTCATATTCTAACTTTATTGGATATAGCGCTGGAAATGGTGCATCTATGTCTAGTTATTCAACATTAATAGGATTTAATGTTGGTAACGGTAGTTATAATATGGGATCAAACAATATAATAATTGGAAAAAATATTACTCTTCCTTCTGGCTCTACTAATAGTATAAATTTTGGTAACATATTGTATGGTACTGGAACATATTCTAATTATGGTTCACCATCCCATCTAACTCCATCTATAACTCCAAATAATGGTAAAATTGGTGTTAATGTTGTATCACCACAAGCATCATTTCACGTTGTTAATAATACAAATAGTTATACTTTTATTGCGGAAAGTAATAATAATAATAATCCAAATAATTTTGTAATTGATAATTATGGTGCAGTTGGTGTTGGAACTGATACACCATCGAACTCTTATAATATGCACATTAAAGGCAGTGGAGTTTATTTTGAAATTTCTGGAAGTACAGATGGTGGAGTTTATATAGGAAATTCTGGATATGGTGGTACAACAGATGAATCAGGATTATATGTTGCTAATGATACACCTATTTCTATATACAATAAAGGTACAAATATTATGTATTATGGTGGTGGAAATGTACAATATAATTTCAATACAAAATCATTAAATATTAATACTGAAACTAGAACATTAGGGTTTGCTGCCGGATATAAGTATATATCATCCGCATATACTGGTGTTACAACAGATCATACAATAAATTGCACAGGTGGATCATATGATGTCACATTGCCTTTTGTTGTTGTTTCTGGTAAGCAATATGTTATAAAAAATTCAGGCTCTGATACAATAACAGTAAATACTACCAATGGTCAAACAATTGATGATATATCTACTACGTCTTTATCAGCTAAACAGTGTGCAACTTTCGTGTCTACTGGTTCAAATTGGATTATAACTAATCATTATTAATATTTAATTTATTTTTAAACTAAATTATTATTTTTTAATATATCATTAAAAAATAATAATTTTTTATGAATAACCCAAAAGTTACAGTTGTTATGGCGTCCTATCTTGGTGACTATCCAGGAGCCGCAACAAATAGAGATAAAAAATTTATCCGTGCAGTTAATAGTTTTAAAAAACAAACTTATGATAATAAAGAATTAATTATAGTTTCAGATGGTTGTCAATTGACAGTTGAGTTATATAGTAAATTTTTTTCTAATGATTCTAACATCAAATTAATTCAAATTCCAAAACAACCATTATACTCAGGTGAGATGAGAAATGTCGCTTTTCAGATTGCTGAAGGTGAAATAATTTCTTATTTAGATTCTGATGATGTGTTTGGAGCTAACCATTTAAAAATAATTGTAGAACAATTCGATTTAGATAATTTTGACTTCGTTTATTATGACGATTTGATGACATTAGATGCAACTTTTAAGAAATTTCATCATAGAATAGTTGAGCCTAGATGGGCAAGTATAGGAACAAGTTCAATAAGTCATAAAAATATAAAAGGTGTAACCGACTGTTGGTCAAATGGCTATTCGCATGATTTTCTCTATGTTGTAAAATTGACTAGTGCTGGATTAAGATATAAAAAATTGGAAAACATGCCACAATATATTGTTTGTCATTTTAGTGGAGCAGACTGGTGATAATATTTAATTATCTATTTTAAAAATTTAACTAATTTAACTAATTTATCTATAATATTTTCATCATATCTAATTCTTAATAAGTTGATATTATTATTGATTGTGGTGGTAACATTGGTGTGTTCACATCATTTGCAATTGATATGGACGCATCAATAGTTCTGTCATATGAACCTTTTCTTAATAATTTTGAAATAAATAAAAAATGACTCTATTGTTGAAGTTTTCAATTTGGCTGTTTTTAATAAAAATAACGAATTGACTTTGAAAGATAGAAGCTGGGTGTATCCTGAGTGTGACGAAAGTCAAGACTGTGACATAAACGAAGCAAACAATATCAAACAAGAAGTCATGAAAATTAAAATAGGGCTGAGTTCACCCGAATCAACGCTTCATGAGAGTAAATCCATTAGATCCTCTATGATTGAAGAAACAAAAAGAGAATCATATCATTTTATATGATTTTTCCGAACTATATACATGGATTTTAGATTCATATACAAGAATGACTTACATATGTAAAGGTTATGTTTTTACAAATAATATTAATCACATTTAATTATAAAGTATGAAAACAATAGAGTTTATTGAAAAACAAAAAACAAAAAAATTGCAAGATATGTTAAAATATATGGAATTTGAGCAAAATAAGGTAGATGTTGAGCTTGATAAATATTTTAATTCTGAGTTGAAGAAAATTAGCGATGATTATGAAATTGATATACATCTTATCCGAATGGAACTATCAAAAAGATTATGGTTTAATGATTTTGAAAAATAAAAAAAGAGTGCTATTAAAATAGCACTCTTTTTTTATTTTTATGAAGATGAAATTTTTATATATAAGTAAAATAAAATAAAAATTAACTATGTCTACACCTCTTTATAAGCATATGAAATCTAAGGGTACATCATTCTATGCGTTTCCTTCAGCTGCATCCGATTTAAATTTAGCAAATTATAATGATTTCTATAATTTAAATTTCACAAAATTTGCGTTAATAAATATTCCAAGACAAGTAGATGGCGTTCCAAATCCTATCGATGGTGTAATGGATTTTTCACCTAAATATAATAATGGTGATGCTCCATTTTATTGTGATGATCCGAATTATACAACTCCAACGTTATTATCAGAACAACTAGTTGAGTCTTTGAGAAATTATGTTGCAAATTATGATACATCATTGCATGAAAGTAGAATCAATTCAAATACTGATTTTTATAATATTGCTGAAAGATATACTCCAACTGAACTTATTTTTTGGAAATGGTGTAGAAAACTCAACTTGATCGATTTTGAGCCAGCTGTACATAAAGTTGATTGGGATAAAAATCTGTCTGCTTTTGATAACCCTAATGCATCTACAACAACAAATACTGATTTTTTCCGTAAATATTTATGGAAAGAAAGAGAAGTCATAAATTATAAGGTTGTATCATATGAAGAAAGTGATAATATACATCAATCAACAGATGGATATACTTATTATCGCACTGTAAAATTAAATATACCTGGTCAAATTGCAAAATTTAAAGTTGGTGATAAAGTTATTTTAAATAGTACAGCTACACAAGATCAGATTATTTTTTCTGCTATAACTTACGGACAACCATATAAAATTTCTTATGTTGAATTTCAAAGCGGAAGTACATATATTTGGTTAGATATTAATTTTACAGGTAAAGGTGATGGTGCTCTTTCAACAACAACGGTTTATTTAAATTATAATAGATTAGTACAATATGTTGGTGAGATAAATCAAATAACAAATATACAGACCGCATCAAGAGTTGGTCAAGAAATTACAGCTTATATTCCTCATCAAGCAGGTAAAACGCCTAGTGTTTTATTTGGTTTGAGAAGTAATACTAATTATTATCCTAATTTGGAAATACCTATTTTAGCAGGTGAAATTCAATCTGAGATAGTTGGTGCACAAACTTTAAATTCACCTATTAGAACAAATCCTCAGGATTATCCTGGTTCATATTTTGGTCAATTTGATACTGTTGATAATACATATTTATGTTCAAATGGCGACAATATTCGTTATAATGGTGACTATTTTGGTGTATTATTATCAGATAATGTTGGTTTAAATGCGGATGATTATGTTGAAAAATTGACAGATTTTAATTCTGATAATATAGATGGTGTTTTTTTAGATGTAGATAGAAGTCACTATTATAAAATGAATATACCTGGCTTAGAATGTAAAAATTTTGATGAATTTGGATCAATATCAATTCAAGGACAAGCTCCAGAAGATTTTGATTTTAATGCAATATTGTGGTATTATGAATTGACTGAAAAGGATCAAAATAATAATGTTAATTCTTTTGTTAATTTATATGGTATTGAGTTTTTAAATAATCCAGAAAATGATGATGATAATTTTGCAAGTTTGATAACACCGTATCATAAGTTGGTTACAAATGGTGTGCATGATGGTTTATCATATATGTTTAATTTGAATGTTCATTATAATATTGATAATGATGTTGTTCCTTTGACATATGATCCAACAACAATTTATAATATGTTTGGATTTGATATGTACAACGAAATGATGAGGAGATTTTATCAAGTTAATGAAAATTTTGTAAATATTATATCAGAATTTGTTAGAATCAATATGGATATTCAAGAAATGAAGAGTTTATTATATTCTCAAACAGATGTAGATGATTTGAAGAGCAGAATGAAAAATATGGAAGATTTATTAAGATTATATGCAACAAATCAATTTGTGAATTCAGATACCGCAACTATATCAGTTGATTATTCTGGTGTTTATCCTAAACTTAAATTTAATGTGACTAGTGTTGAATATGATAATATTGTAACTGTAAATATGACAGATGCTTATAATTATAATTTTAAAAACACTGGAACATCATATCCTATTTCTTTGAATTTTAATGGAGGAATGTTGTTAAACTTGGTGAATGATAATACTACTGTTGATAGCGGTAATGTTAATATAGTTTTAGATAAAGACTTAAAGAATAAACAAAAATTGGATATTATACTTAAACCTAATTATTCTAATTTTTCTCAATCTTTGAACTTTAATATGTTATTTAAGTCTGGAAATAATACTTCAGAAATTAATATTTTCAGTGTTAAAACACCAACCGATTTGATATCATATAATAGTAGTGTACCTAATAATTCTGTTTTTGATGATAGTTTTTATTTAAATGAAAATGTATATGTTAATGTATCTAATATATTTACAGGTATAACAAATTGCGATTCTGGATACACTGAACTCATATTAAATGAGGATATGTTTAAAATTGGTAACACGATATATGTTCAGAATTTTTATTTTAAAGATAACAATTCACAAAATGCAACATTTGGTAGCACATTAGATTTTAGTGGTGCTTATAAAATTTTAGAAAAAAATGGTATAAATATAACAATTGATATTCCTAAAGAGAATATATGTGGTATGCTATTAGTTGGACAACCAAGGGTTAGTTATTATAGAGGTGTTCAAGTTAGTTTATTGCGAGTTAGTGCTGATGATACAACAACATTTGCACAAAGATATAATGTTACTTATAAAATAATTTAATATATGGATATTTTAATAGAAGATTTGGTGAAAAAAATTAAATCTGTTTTTGATACTACCAAGGTATTATCAGTAAAAACAGTTTATGAGAAAATAAATGGCTCTGATGATTTAAGATTGATTATATCTATGGATAAAATTCTATATGATGATATAAATGTTATTTATACTAAATTGATTTTTATTTCTGATAATAATAAATATAAATTGACTAAAAATTATTTCACTTATTTGTTTGATATAAATTGTGAGTATGTCAGAATTGAGTTTTCTGATTTGAATGATTTTTCAACTAAGATAAGTAGTGTTTTTAATGAAAATAAATTTGGTGAAAATATTAAAATACTATCTGACTTTATTAAATCTCCATCAACATTGATTAATAAATGGTTCGAGAAAAATGATATAGCAAATATTTCCATACTTAATGTTGAACAAAAAAGTATATCTATAATGCCTTGTAAATCACTGAATTTTAATTTTATAATAGATGTGAGCAATAATGATAAAGTTGATTTGACAATATCAAAAGAAGGTGAAAAAGATTATTTATTTAAATTTAAAATTTTTAATAATATATATGAAGATAATGAGGTAAATCTTAAAAGACTTGTTGAAACAATAGGTACAAATATAAAAAATAATGTAAAAATATAACATGGCTAGAATAACAAAACTCAACAATGTTTTTAATAGAATAGAGTTAAATTATACAAATTTAACAGATCAAATAAATAATTGGTTAAGTTCAGCATATAAAAAGTCTAGTATTCTTTTTAATTCAGCTTCACCATATGGTCAAATTTTGGAAGTAGTTAAGGAGTTTTTTATTCAAGATATATTATATTTAAAAAACTTTGTTAGGCAATTAGATATTGATCAATCTAATACAATTAGAATGATTAGAAATATTGCTAGAATATCTGGACATAATCCATCAAGATCAATATCAGCTAAGGGTACTATTAAATTTAAGCTTAAACAAGGCATAAATATAGATCAAGCCGTTTCAGGCGGAGTTGTTACAATTTATGATGATACTCTATTGAAGAATAAATCAAACAGTCTTTATTACTCATTAAATGTCGGAGCAGCAAAAAACTTTTATACTTTATCACCAGGTTGTCAATTTTTTGTTAATGTCGTACAAGGCAAGTATGAATCTCAATTTTTTACAGGTGATGGAACAAGTTCACAATCATTTCAAATTACAGTTAGTAATAATGCGACAATTGACAATTTTGATTTTTCGATTACCTTAAATGGTATTAATTTACAAATAAAAGATCATTTATATGATATGCTTCAAGATGAATATGCTTGCTACACCAGAACTGGTTTTAATGGCGGTATTGATGTTTATTTTGGAAATAGTGTAAACGGCTGTATACCAAGTTTGGGATCAATAATAGAAGTAAGATACCTACTTACGAACGGACTAGTTGGTAATATATTAAATAATAAAATTAATGATTTTGCATTTATTGATGATATATATGACGCTGATGGTAATATATTGCAAGCAAGTCAATTATTTGATATCTATATTGATACCAATATTCAATTTGCTAGTGATGGTGAGAGTGTAGAATATACAAAATCTGTAATACCTTATGTTTCAAGAAATTTTGTATTATCAACACCGTCACAATTTATATATCACCTTAGAAAATTGAATATGTTTTCAAAAGTTAATGCATTTAATAATTTGGATATGATTAAGGTAGATATTACTAGTGATGGCTCATTAGATCAAATTAATATAAATGAAATGTATTTATATTTGATACCTAGAATTACTGATTATTTTACACCAGATATTAATTATTTTAATCTTCCGTATGATGCATTTTATTTAGATCAAGTTGAAAAAGATAGAATTATTAGTTACCTTAAAATACAAGGAACCCTTAGTATATCATCTAATGTTAAGATTATTGATCCTAAAATAAAATTGTTCATAGTGAATATTTTTGTTAGAAGATATGACGATGTGTCTGAGGATAATATCAGAGAACAAATAATTAACACACTATCCGATTATTTTTCTACATATGATAGATATGATAGAATAGTTAAATCTAATATTATAACATTATTGAAAAACGTTGAAGGTATAGATTCTGTTAATATAGAGTTTGTCGGTAAAGATAATGAAGATTATCATAGAGATGGTGGATTATTATCATCTACACAACAAAATATTCTACAAACAACATATGCAACTAATTCAAATTCTGTTAATATGTCAACTGATACTTATAGAAATATTGTAACGGCACAAAATAGTCAAAATGTAACAAATCCAAATAGCAGTACAACACCAGCTAGTCAAAATTTGATTAATGCTATGCAATCGCCTAGTTCAAATTTGACAAACAATACATTTACATCTGTAGGTAGTAGTAATATTGTTTCTTATAAAAATACAGTAACGTATGATCCAACAAAGCTAGTAGGTATAGACCCAGTTTTGGGTGATATAGTTATCGGTAATAATGAAATAGTTATACTAAGAGGTGGATGGAACAATAGAAATGGTGTATTCTTCAGTGAAGATCCTAAAACTACAAGCGGATTCAGTACAGTTAATATTATCTGGAAAGGTATAACACCAAGTAAATAAAAGAGTTATGAAACATATTAAAACATTTGAAGGTAAGATTTTGAACTATGATGTAGGCGATTATGTTTATGTTAGTGTCTATCCTTAAATATTGAATAATTTTGCAAAAATATATAGAGTTAACAAATTTGTTAAAGCATATGGCTATTGGGACTATCTTATTAATTTTTTTGAAGAAAATGAATATCATGATAATATATCTGGTATGTATATAGATGAATCCGATATTAAAAGAAAAATGACAAACGAAGAAATAGCAGAATTTGAAACAAAAATTGCACTAACTAAATATAATTTATAATTCATCTTCACTCATGAATTCTTTAAAAATTTCATCTTTATTGTCCAAAACAAAATTGTGTATGTAAAATGCTAATTTTTTATAATTAGTATAATCATATATTGTTTCTATTTTATAATCTTCTAAAAACACATCATCTGCTGATATAATATAGTTATCTTCTTTATCAAACCAATAACCTAATTCATATATTTTATCAACAATCTTCATTGATAATAGTACTGCAACACCATTATTAATCTCACCGATATAATCTATTACTGATATAAAATTAACTTCTTCCATTATGAGTTTTCTTTTTTTTATATATATAATAAAAATAAGGTTTAATGGCACTAAAAGATGTAAAAGATTTTGTGATAAGATATCCTGGACATCCTAAATACGATCCAAATAGAATAATAGAGGATGACGAAGTAGAAGTTATCGTACAAAAGTTAGAAATGTTGCTCTTTACAACTAAAGGCGAGGTTCTAGGAAATTTAGATATGGGAATAAATCTAGAATATTACTTGTGGCAAACTAATGTTACTACAGGAAACTTGAAAAACTTGGTTCAAGAACAGATTGATATCTATATTCCTGAATTAAATATAATCGGTTATGATTTCTATTTATATTTATATGAAGGTACGGTAAGAGATATTCTGAATCTAAACTTTATAATAAAAGGATATAATATAGACTTTGTTCTTGAATAAAAAAATAAAATAAAATGGCTGAGAAAAGTGATGATTTTATATTAACCACAGAGCTGGTTGATGATATAATACTTAGAGAAAATTTAGGTAAAAAATTAACAAGATATGAGAAACTTTGGTTTCAAAATATGCATGGAATTCGTAAAGCAAATTTAACATTCGCTCTTACAAACAATGAATTTGAAGAATATATAAAATGTAAAATAAATATACACTATTTTGCTGAAAAGTATTGTCAAATTAAAAGAGAAGATGGTACAATCGGACCAATGAAGCTTCGTGATTATCAGAAAGATATTATTGACTTATATACTAAGAATCCAAGAAGTATACTAATGGCTTCGAGGCAAACAGGTAAATGTCTGGCTTTCAACACATTAGCTAATGTTGAGAAAGATGGTGATATTATAAAAATTCCTATTGGTTTGTTATATTATGATGCGTTAAAGAAAGAAAAAAATCTTACAATTTTAGAAAAAATAAAGATATTTTTATATAAAATTTTAAGTAAACTATCTTAATTTTACCAAATTGACAAAATGCGACCAATAAATATTTATATATAGAATAAAACGTTATGATAGAAGAAATTGAAAATTCTGATGATTTTATTTTTTGTAAAATATGTGGATTTAAATCTAAAATAATTTATGGTAGACATTTAATTCACATGGTATAACATCAAAAGAATATAAAAAGCAATTCCAAGGAGAACCGTTATATTCTGAAAGTGATAAGAAAAATTTTTCAAAATGTAGTTGTTTACATATGAAAGACGAAAAATATAAAAAATGTTTTCTGAAAAGATTAAAGGCGATAAAAATCCAAATCATAAAAATAATACTACATTAGAACAAAGAAAATTGAATTCTCCATTTTCAAAAGACTTTATTAATTATTCTGGTTTAACAGAAGAAGAAAAAGTAGAAAAATTAAAATTTTTTTGTTAAGGATATTTGTGATAATAAAACATATACAAACAGATTAGATTATTGGATAAATAAGGGATATTCTGAAGATGATGCAAAACAAAAATTAAAAGAAAGACAAACAACTTTCAATTTAGATATCTGTATACAGAAATATGGTGAAGTTGAGGGTAAACGAATATATACTGATAGACAAGATAGATGACAAGACTCATTATTGAATAATGGTAATTTAAAATATGACTTTTTTAAGATATCTCAAGAACTCTTTGATTCTATATTAAATTTTTATACAGACGATAGTAAAGATTATATTTTTTATGCTACTAAAAATAAAGAATATCGATTGGAAAAAGAAGAAGGTGGTGTTTGGTTATATGATTTTGTAGATTTAAAAAATAGAAAAATTATTGAATATAATGGTGATCAATATCACGCAAATCCAAACATATTTGAATCTACTGATTTTCCACATCCATTTATAAAAAATTTAACAGCACAAGAAATTTGGTATAAAGATGAAAGAAAAATACAAGTTGCTAAAGATGAGTGTTTTGAAGTTTTAACCATATGGGATTCAGAATATAAGAACCAAAAACAAAAAACTTTAGAACAGTGTAAAAGATATTTAAATTTATGATAAAAACGAAATATATTTCAACAACAAATAAAACATATATTGACTATGTTAATAGTCATAATAGAACTGATAGACTTAGTACTTTTTTGAAAATTTATACATTTGAAAAATTTAATGAGAAACTTGTATTGGAATCTTTCGATAAAAAATATGATGATACTAAATTTGAAATTGAATCTTTCAGATTTGATTCTTCACATTCAAATTATGATAAATCTGGTCATAAAATATGGTTTAAAACGGAATCAGGTAATAAATATAGAATAGATTTATCTCCGTTGAAAAATTTTAATTCACACATAAATAATGATTTTGTTTGGAATATTTCTTTTACGTTAGATAAATATAATGTTGATGATGTAGAATATGAAGATTTGACATCTTTAAATGAAGAAAAAGAAGTATTAGTTAGAGTTGGAAACATTTTAGATCGTATAGATATTCCAAAATATTTTATAATAGGAGATACAGAACTACAAAAAAGAATTAGAATATATAAGCATATAGTATCTATAGTTTTTCCTAATTATAATATTGATATGAATTATTGTGAAGGTTTATTTAATAATAAAGGATTATATATCTGGAAGTAAAAATATTTAACTTATAATGATTAAAGAAAAAGAAATAAGCGTAAATATAATATCAAGAAATATTAGATATTATGTGGATAGAGGATATGATTGTAAAGTCGGTGACACAATAACAATAAAAATAGAAGATGCTGCATATAATTCACATGCAAGAATAACTGCTATTTGTGATGTATGCGGGCATTAATCTAATATAACTATTCAAAAATATAATAAAAACTATAAAAATTGTAGTATTTATACATGTTGACTATCTTCAACAAAATAAAGATATTTTAGAAAAATCTAATAATACAAATTTGATAAAATATGGATTTAAAATACCTGCACAGAATTTATTAGTTAAGATGAATTGTAAGGCAAAAAGCATATCAAAATTTGTTAAAGAAAATGAATTGTTTGAATTTATACGAGAAAATTATAAAGGTGAAATAATTGAAAAAGATAGAAAATTTTATCATGTAAGGAACTCGATGTTTATCTTCAAGATTTAAATTTAGCTTTTTAGTATAATGTGTATTATACTGGCATAGTAATTTTTATAAAGATGATGATTATCACTTAAATAAAAAATTACAATTGTTCAATTAAAAATATACAGTTGGTTTACATTTGGTAAGATTCTTGGTTGTGTGATAAAGATGCCACTAAAAATGTTATTCTAAATTTGATAACCGATGCTGAAGATGTTATTGAAATAAGTTCATCGCATATTTCTGAAAATTTTAGTAAAAAATATAATATAATAAATATAGAAGATTCAAAAAAATGGAATATTTCTAATGTTAAAAGAATAGAATTTGATACTAATAGTGATAAGCCATACTTTTGTGATTGTGGTATAATAAAAATAAAAAAGAAAAATTGTGATATTTAAAGACTTTATAAAAAATATAATATATTTCTTAATTCAATTAATTGAAAAATATGAATTTAGAAATTTTAATCCGAATGAAGATGATATAATGAAGAAATTTGTTAATACAATATTTCTTGAAAATGATTTATATGTTGAAACTGATTATGGTGTTGTTCCAGTTACTGAAATTAATATTACTCAACCTTTTCAACGATATAAGTTACAATTAGAAAACGGAGTTTGGCTTGAAGGCGCAGATACACATATTGTTTTTTGTAAAGATTATGAACCAAAAATGATGATAGATTTGACCACAAATGATTTTGTTATCACAAAATATGGTTTGAGCAGAGTTAAGTTTATTAAAAAAGAATATGGTAAAGTCAGTATGTTTGACTTATCTATAGACACACCAGAGATGAGTTATTATACAAATGATATATTATCTCACAATACAGTTTCAGCAGCAATAGTTATCTTGCATTTTGTTTTATTTAATGATGATAAAGGTTGTATGATTGTTGCCAATAAAGGTAAAACCGTTAAAGAAATTATCAGAAAAATCAAAGATATCTATAAATTAGTTCCATTCTTCCTTAAAAAGGGTGTTACAAACTGGAATGAAACGCAAATTGCGTTTGAAAATAACTCAAGAATTCAAACAGAAAATAGAACGAAGGATCCAAGTATCGGTTTTACGATTGATTTGTTATATCTCGATGAGTTCGCACACATACCTGAAAATTATGCCAGAGACTACTATGGTGCGATTGTTCCAGTTGTATCGTCTATTAGCAATTCACGAATTATAATAACTTCAACTCCAATGGGCTATAATATGTTCTGGGAACTTATAACTGCTGCAGAACTTCCAGATGATGATCCAAATAAGAATCCATATAAGGCTATGCGTGTATACTGGAATCAGGTTCCAGGTAGAGAAGATACAACTATAAAGATTTTAGAGAATAAACTTAAAAAATATGGCTTAGTAAAAGCATATGTTTTGAAAACTATTAGAGAAAATTATGGCATAACACTTTATAAAAAACATGTTGGTGATGATATTATAGATTGTGTAAAATATGATGTTCAAGATGAAAAAACATATATTGATAATATAAGAAAGATAAGAATTAATGGTATTCCTTTACCAGAATTGTCAGTTGTTACAAATTGGCAAGAAGAAGAAACCAAACTTTTATTGTCGGCAGATAAATTTGATCAAGAGTATGGACTACACTTTGTTACAGGCGATAAGATTTTATTTAACAAGGAAACAATTGATTTGTTGAGAAGTAATCAAATTCCTTTTGATTATATTGATATTCCTCAGTTTAAAAAATTAAGTATGCCGTATGATTCTTTGAAGTTCGTAAGAGATATAAATCTATTTAATCTAAATAGAGTAAAGGATTATTATATAATGATATCTATTGATTTATCTGAAGGTTTAGCTAAGGATTATTCTGTTATAAATATATTTAAAGTGGTGCTTAGAGATAAAAAAGAAATAGAAAAACTACAACTTGATAATTTGTATGATTTGTTTAAAATTGAACAAATCGGTCTATTTAGAAATAATTTATATTCTATTAGAGAAGTTGCTCATATATTATATATGATTGCTTTTGAGTTGTTTGATCCAGAAAAAGTTAAAGTCGTTCTTGAATATAATACTTATGGTGCTGAATTTTTAGCACATCTTCCTAATGTGTTTGATGGTAATAATCAATATTCTAATGCGATTTTTTTAAGATTTAAACATGCAAAAGAAGATATTATTGGTAAGATTGGATTAAGATTAAGTAAAGATAAACACTTAATAATTGATAAGGATTTTCAGCAGGCTATAAGAAATAAAAAAATGATTCTACATAGTGATATTAATATAAATGAAATAACAACATTTAGTAAACACGAAACTACATCTGGTGCGATATCATATAAAGCTGAGAGTGGAAATGACGATGTTGTTATGTCAACTATTACTCTATCTACTTGCTTTGACAATATCGGTTATAAGAATCTATTGAATATGATGGTAAACAATGATTTAAAAGGTGATGCGCTAAGATATGTAGAAAATATTACCAGTATATCAAATGGTGGTGGAGGTGTCGCTGGTGCGTATAGTAAAGTATATAGAAGAAGACCTGATTACTATAGTAATAGATATCCTGGTAGATAAATTATTTTTCTATATCATCTTTTGCTACTAATTCAACAAAACTTTTATTATCTACTATAAATTCAACTTCTGCTGCGCTATTAGGATAAACATATACAACTGTAACTTTTGTTCCAGCTGGTATTGCGTTTGGATTTTCTTAGTATGTCAACTGATTTTTTTAATGTAACTACATAATGTTCTTTAAAGTTCATAGTTTCAAATGTTTTAAAAACTTTTATCATTATTGTTTATTATTTTTTCAAAGTGCAAATATACGCATTATTTCTTATATATAAATTATTTTTATTTTTATTAAAACAATATTTTGAATTTTTTCTATATTAATAAAATCAAAAATATTTTATGGCAAGTATATCATACAAGTTCTCAATGAACTTAGAACAATTAAGATTCTTTTTAGATAAGGTACATGATTTATTATCAATAGATAATGAAATATTAATTAAGATAGATAAAGACAACACGTTATTATATTCAATCGTAGGCGAAAAGTCTAATGTTAACGCATTCAAATCTTTTATTTATAAGACAAATGAATTATTTATTTTTGATGAAGAACTACCAAAAGAAATTAGATTCATTATAACAAACGCATCAAAGTTTGAAACCACACTTAAAAACTATTTAGATTATAAGGATGAAATTAGATGCGAATTTTTTATGAATGATGATACATATGCTTATAATCTAAGATTGAAGAACTCTAACTTGAAATTGAGTGTTAATGGTGGTGATATTCGTGGTATGAATACTACAATTGATATAACTAAAATTAATGAAACTTTGAACAAAGATAATATTGATTTTAAATTTATTTTGGATAAAAACTCTTACACTAAAGTTAAGAAAATTGCATCTATTGATAGTGAGAATGACATTTTGACATTGAATATTACTGATAATTGTTTAACTATTGGTGAAGGAAGTTGGGATTTAAATATCTGCGATATTGAACATGAAGATTTAAATATTACATTTCCAAAAAAATATTTTAAGTCTATAACATTCACTGAAGATGAAATTTATGTATATGTCTTTGATACATTTATATTGATTGATAATAAAAATACAAATCTATTAATTGCTCTTGAAATGAGCGTTTAAAAAATTTAAATTTATGAAGAAAAAATTAGTAATACTTAGTGGTGCAGGATTGGATGCTGAAAGTGACGTTTCAACTTTTCGTGATCAAAATGGACTTTGGGAGAATCACAGAGTAGAAGATGTAGCTAGTTATGATGGTTGGATTAGAAATAGAAAAATAGTTTTAGATTTCTATAATGCTAGGCATAAACAACTTAATGAAGTTAAGCCAAACGATGCACATTATACATTCGCAGAACTTGAAAAAGACTTTGATGTGTATCATATAACTCAAAATGTCTCAGATTTGCTTGAAAGAGCAGGATGCACAAACATTACACATCTACATGGTGAACTAACAAAAATGCGTTCTTGTAATGACGATAACGAGATATATGATTGGCCGAGTGATTTTGTTATTGAGGCGCACACTATGGCAAAGGATGGTTCAGCAATGAGACCTCATATTGTTTGGTTTGGTGAAGATGTTCCGAAACTTTATGATGCTATGAATATTGTTAAATCTGCTGATATATTAGTTATCATTGGAACTTCAATGCAAGTTTATCCAGCAGCAAGTTTAATAGATTATGTGAAGTCTGAAGATGTTCCAATTTATATTATAAATCCAACAGAAAACAATTATTTTGGATGGAGAAAAGTAAAATATATTAAAGATGTTGCTACAAAAGGAACTAAAAAATTGCAGAAGATGTTATTGAAATGAAAAAAGATGTGATTAGTTAATCACATCTTTTTTATTTTCATTGATTTCTATTAATTTAGTTTTTCTAATACCTTTTAAATCTTCATCTTTAATTTTACAAATATCTACACTTTCAGAGTAATAACCATTGGAATAACCATACCAACGAATTGTTACATATCCTTTAATAGTTGCGAATTTATAATATGTCCATGTTGCAGATTCTGATGTGTTTGGATCATTAGATGATGATTCTTCAGCTATAATTAATTTATAACCAATCAAATCTTCTATGTCACCGTCAATGTCTTCAATTGTAACACTTTCGCAACAATCTTGAATATGTTTTTGTCTATATATAGAACCATCTGAAATGTGAAAATCTATATGATCATTTCCTACACCATTATTGTGTACTTCTATATTGTTGATATATTTGCCTATTAATTCTGGTATTACTGTATATGACATATTATTTTGGTAATTTAATATTGTATTTATTTTATATTATCTAAGTCAAAAAAGAAATTACTATCTAAATTATTTTTTATTAAATATATCATTTTTTTAATCTGAATTTTGATATATCTTTTATTCTTTTTGTTATTTCGCTATCAGAATAGCCATAATCTATCATTTTTATAATATCTTCTTTTTTTGAGTTTAAATCAAAATCAAATTTATTTTTCCTTTTTGTTACAACTCCTATTTTTCTTTTTAATATGTTTTCTGGTGTGCATATTTTTCTATTTTAATGAAATCTTTAGTCCCATTTTCTGCATTTCTAATAACACCTCAGCATTACTCATAGCGTCGTCAATTGGCATGTGGGAGTGAATAGTTTTTCTTAAGTGCTTCCATTTTGCATGAGAATCTTTAACCATTCCACAATATAAATCACCAATTCTACGACTTGACCATCCAAATGGATTTTCACCATAAAATCTATGAAAATAATAATTTATAAAAGAAAAATCATATCCATTATTATCAGAAATGAAAATTGGTTTTCCAACAGATGTTTCTTTTATCCATTCTGCAAATTCTTTCATTACTTGTTCTGGCTCATCAAACGTTAGATGATCCTCTCTTGAAAATCCGCTGATACTTAATGCGTCAGGTTTCCAGTTTTCTGATATTGGTTTAATTTTACCATAGAATGTTTTTGATAATGTTGGTTCAACTTTTACAACACCAAAACATATCATAGAATATAGTCCAGGTACAGGTCCATCTGATTCACAATCAACAACGTATACACTCATTTTTTTATTTATTTTTTAATTTTAAAAATTCTTCTTCAAACACTATATTTTCTGGTGGTTCTATTGAAAAAAACATATCAGCAAGTTCTTGATTACTATAGCCATTAAGATTGACTCTTGTTCCTGAATATACAATAAAAAACTCTAAGTTTTCATTTTGTTCAGCATATTCATATAAATATTTTATTTGATCAATAATATGCTCTGTCTTTATTGATGGATGTTTATATTTAGTTAAGTCTTTTGTTACAATTGCATATGATTGTCCCTGTAACCCATAAGCTTGTCCGTAAATTGCTCCAAATTTTTCTTTTGCTGTCAGAGCAGCACCTTTTCCGTGCCTACCTTGTGTATTACTACCAAAAACAAAGATTTGATTAGGTTTTAATTTTGTGATATTTCCTTTATATGTTTTCATATTTGCAAATATACGGATATTATTTCAATAAAAAAAGAGAAATATTAAAAATATTTCTCTTTTTCTTTTTTTAACTATAAAAATTATTTCTTTGTAGCTTCAACAGACGCTGCTCTATAAGGTGTAACTAATTTTTTAATTTCACCTAAAGCTTTTCTAACATCAGCCTCAGCCGACTTATTACCTTTTTCTACAAATTTTGCGTGTTTTTCTGCTACAATTGCAAATTGTTTTTCTAGTTGTGCATAAAGTTCTTCCAACATATTATTCTATTGTTTTTTTTTATATCAATCTAATGACTGATAAACTATATATTTAAATTTTATTGTCCTCTTTTTCTATTTTTTTTAATTTTAAACTTTTTTCATATTTTAATAGTTCGGAAAAATCATATCATTTTATATGATTTTTCCTAACTATTTAAGTATCATCATTTAAAGTTGTTTCGTACCCGCTTTCTTTGACTTTTTCTTTAAATTCTATCCATTGATACATATCAAACATTTTATCAGTGAATGTTTTGTTGTATAATACAGGTATAGCAAAGAATAATTCCATTCTATCTATAACATCTCCGAATCTCTGAATGATTGAATCATAATTTATTAAATTTTCTTTGTAAAATTGACTGTAAACTTTATAATCATGGTTATCATTGAGCAATGATACAGGAAACCAATCATATTTCTTACCTAAACGTGACATTTTGACAGAACCAAAACAGAAAATATCTTTTCTGTCAGTTTCAAATTCAAAATCATCTACAAAAGGTAAAACCTTTACATATAAACATATTAAGAATAACTTTTTTCATTTTTTAATATTTTTTTGTGCGCCAGGCGAGACTCAAACTCGCAACCTTTTCCTTAAGAGGGAACAGCTCCATCAATTAAGCTACAAGCGCATTTTGTTTAATCTACATAATCTGATGGTTATAGATTTTTTTGTTCTTTTTAAATATTCTACAGAATCAGTTAAATCATGTTCAATAATATAATTATCTTCATCTTCAGTCCATTTTCTTCTTTCAAAATCTATTTTTTTAACATTATCTGGTCTTAGCCATGCTTTTATTTTTTGTGCATTACTATTTTTTCTATTAATAGATATACAACCATTATAGTATATTGAACTAATTATTTTCTGGGCGTTTTCATTAGTTACCATTATGTTGTATAGTTTATCTCTTTTGTTTCTATTTAATATTTTTTTGTAACCTATAATATTACTTAAAAAATCAACATATTGCTCAGCTAATATTTCAGAACATGTAACTAAAGATATGAAAGGTAGTCCTTTTTTAGTGAAGCCTAATGAACCATCACCATCAATTACACCTCTCCAATAATCGACTTCAATAATATCGTCTGGTTTTTGAATTATTAAAGATTTTTTACCAGAAGGAATATACTTTATAAATTCATTTCTGGTGTCCAAATCATATATAGTTAAAGATGATGTCTTAGAAATGTAGTTATTACCTTTTATTTCTATATCTCTAGTTCTATCTTTTATTGAAAAATTACAATCAAAATGTTTTGAAATGTCATATAAGATGTTATTATCACTTGTGTTTATCTCTATTGATAATCTACCTTTGTTTTTACCGTGTTCATATAGATTACCATCTGTTTGTAGTAATCCGATAATATATGCGTGAGCTTTATTGTTTAAAATATCAAGTTTCATAATGTATTTTATTTGTATATATAAAAATACACTTTGTTGAAAAAATACATTTTATTGAAACTTGATATTTTTACATTCTTTTCATCTTTCTGTAAGACATTTCATCTCTTTCTCTACGAAGATTTTCATCTTTTTTCTTTTTTGCCTTTCTATCTTTCCAAGATTCACCTTCAGACTTATCCTTGATGTTTAATATTGGCTTGATTCTATCAAGAATTGTAACAGTAGGCTCAATCATAGTTTCAATCATCTTTGAGTTTTTATATGCAAATGGTGATTCATCAATTGTTGATTTGCAAACAGAAGTTGAATATATATCCTTCATAACTCTCTTAAAGTCATCCAAGCTAACTGATTCCTTAGCTTTACCTCTGGACATCAATCTACCTGAACCATGCGGTGCAGTATTATTCCAGTCTTCATTGCTTTTTCCTTCACATAACAATATTCCATCTCTCATATTGAAAGGTATAATCATTTTTTCACCAATATATGATGAGATTGCACCTTTTCTGATAATAAAGTCTTTAAAGTCAATATAATTATGTATAGAGTGAACTTCTTCATCAAAGTTCTTGATGTTTAATGCCTTTTTTATCAATGATAAAATAGTTTGTCTATTCCACAATGCATATTGCTGAGCAAATATCATATCAAAAATATAATTTATCAAGTTTTCACCTTCTAAATATTCTGGATTGATATTTAGACTGTATCTTTCTCTTAAATCCTTTATTTTCTTAGATATTTCAGACTTTGGTGTAGTGTTTTCAACAATTTCTCTCATTTCTGATTTGAAATCTTCAGTTTCAACAAATACTTTGCCTCTTGCAACATTTATCCAATATTCAGCAATCTTTAATCCGAAGTTTCTTGAACCAGTGTGAATAGTCAACCAATAGTTTGAAGAATTTTCAGATTTGCCAACTTCTATGAAATGATTACCACCACCTAGTGTGCCAATAGCTGAATAGAACTTTTTAGTGTACATTCCAACTTGAGTTAACTTATTAGTTAACCATTCTTCGTTGTATATTGGTGCAACATACGAAGTTTTGAATTTTTGGTTATACTTTTCAACAAAAGAGTTTGCTATTTCTTGTACATCTCCGAATGGAATTTCATGAAATCTGATACTTTCTTGTAAATTCATTCCCATAGGAACTTTTTCACGAATTTTGATGTCTAATTTTTCTAAATCCATTGAAGTTTGGTTAGAAAAGCTTGCTGACAACATGCCACATCCCACATCAACTCAGATCATGTTAGGATTAAGAAAATTACCTAATTCCATTGAAAATCCGATAACGCTTCCTTTGCCAACATGCGTATCTGGCATAATTCTAACCTTTAATCCTGATGATGTTTCAGAATCTAATGTGTGCATTATTTGTTCTACAACACCTTCTTCAACTTCATCTATAAAGATTTTTGCATCTGCGTGTTTTCCTTTTAACTCTATCATAATGTTTAATTTTAATTTTGTTTTAATAATAGTGTAGTTGTACTTTAAACAACATCTGCTGAGTTTAGTTTATTTAGCTTTTTTGGCAATCAGTGACTTTAATTAAGCGATACACTATTGTTTGCAAAGATAATATAAATAAATGATTTACAAAAACATTTTTTAATATTTTGCATCTAACATATCAATAATTGAATATGGTGAAACCCCAATTCCAGAATATGTGATGTTATCAAATCCATTTTCCTTTGTTATTAAGCTTTCGCTTTCACTAATAGCACCAGAATATTTATCATATCCTTTCTTATGTTCAATATTTCCAGTACCTGGATTATAAGAACCCCAATCTGCCGCTCTTGTGCTTCCAATCGGCTCAACATAATATGTTTTACCTGTTCTAAGCGATTTAACCATAAATCTACCCGTCTCGTCACGATTTGTCATAAACCGTTTGTTGAAATCATTTGTCTTTACCCCATTTTTATTTATTATTTTTTATTTAACTATTATTAGTTGTGTGTACAATCGGATTTTAACCGATGCTGAGAGATTTACAATCTATAGTACTTAACCGCTAACACTATGTACACCATATATCATTTTATCTTGATAAATTCATCATTCTTAATCGCTTTGTTGATATATCTCATTAAAGTGATAGAATTAGATGGATTGATTATTTCAACTCCAAGTTGTGTGAACTCTCTGTATCTTCCAGCCTGTGGCTTTTCTCCACGAAAACATTCAGCTACATAAAACAAAAAAACATCTTTTTTATTTCTAAAAGATGTTTTTGCTAATTTCTGAATAACCGCCGTATATTCTGGCGCTAAACATAAATCTCGTTCACCTCTATCTTTAAAATTGTACATCATGTTGTTGTTCTCAACACCAACCTTACCAGCAAATAAATCCTGATGTTGGATTATATGTATTTGAATTTCATTGAAGTTGCTATTTATTAGTACTTCAATCATGCTGTTTAGCATTTCTCTCTTCTCATTTCCAACCAAAATCCTGGTTCCTTTGTAACATGTTTCTTTAATCTCTTTCATAACTTTTAATTTTGTTTGGGTGTAAGGTCGGTTTCGATCCGACTACCTCTTGAATCACAGTCAAGCACTCTCCCGATTGAGCTACAAACACCATATAAAATGCTCATTTTTAGAACATTAGCGGAAAATTCGGGGCTCGAACCCAAACACCGATTTAACTCGATGAACAGTTTAGCAAACTGCGCCAATACCAATTATGGACTTAATTTTCCAGTTTTTTGTGGGACGAATCGGAATCGAACCGATGCTAACTACTCAGATCTTCAATCTGAAGCTCTGCCAACTGAGCTACCACCCCTTATTTAATTTAAAAAATAATAACCACCTTTTTGTATCTCGTTTATCATTTGTCTAATCCCGTACCTTGTCCTATCTGCTCACCATAATAGACTTTTTTCGGTTTCATCCTTAACAGTTTTAGCGAATTATTAGTTCTCCTGTTTTAAGCAGTGATGAGGTGAGTTTCCTCTATGTCTTATCATAGCGATAAACTATTTTTTAAATTATTGTGGAGACTATTGGTTACGATCCAATCTCTCATGCTCTTCAGGCATACGCTTTCACCAGATTAGCTTAGTCTCCTTATTTATAAATTGTTTATTTTCAACAATTTAAGCGGAAGTAGAGAGACTCGAACTCCCACGCCGTTTTTAGCGACCTACTGTTTTCAAGACAGCTGCCCTTAGACCAACTAGACTTATACTTCCATTATTTTAATTTTATATTCTACGCTTAGAATATTTTTGCAGACCAGGTAGGATTTGAACCCACGAACCTTTCGGATTGATTTTGGAGATCAACTGCTTTGACCGCTTGCTTACTGATCTATTTTTTGTGCGCCTGACAAGATTCAAACTTGTGACTCCATCATTAAAAGTGATGTACTCTAGTCAACTGAGTTACAAGCGCATTATGTTTTAATTTTATTTTTGTTTCCCCACTGGGACTCGAACCCAGAATGATTTCTCCCCGCTTTAAAAGAGCGGTGCCTTACCAATTTTGCTATGAGGAAATATATTAAATGCAAAAAATCCGAACTTTTGATGGTTCGGATTTTCCTTTTTATAACTTAACTTTATTAATGATGTTTCATCACTTTCGATTTAAGCAAGACATTTCCGAACCTTGGTTTTTTGATGACCAAAATTTAAAGGATTTACTATGTTTGCTAAAATTTCTCATGATTTCTATTTCTTAATTTGTTTTGTTATATATATTATAAAAAAAGTCGTTTTTTTCTATTTTTATTGTTTGTTTTATTTGATAGTGCAAAATTACGGATAAGTTTTCATTCTACCAAATTATTTTGCATTTATTTTTGTTAAAGTTTTATTTATTAAATAATTTTGTATTTTTTCTTGTATTTTGCCGTTTAATTTTAGTAAATATTCAATGTATCTATCATATTTTTCATCATTTTCTATACATTTTTTTATTTTACTATAAAATATATCTACGATTTTATCTGGAATTAATTCATTATAATTGATGTTAATTATAAAGTTTTATTTTTTATCAAACTCTTGATAAGGTTTACCACTTTTTTGTATTAGTTCATCAATAAATTTTAAAGCTTCATCGTCAGAATTGAACCATTCATAAAGTTTTACATAATCTTTCATAATGAATTCAACTTGTGCTTTATTATAAACTATTTTAGTATTCTCGTCTACTCTATATTGATTATTATTTTTTAAAGATTCCAATGATATTAGTTCACTTTTTTTGTTATATCTCCAACCAGATGGAATTGTAGTTTTTGATAATCCAAACCAACGGCTTTGTATTGTTTCATCATACCATTTGTAAGAACTTTCTTTTTCTTCTTCAAAGTTTATTGATATGATTTTTTCAAGGTTTAAAAAATATTTTGAGCAAGTTTTTTTAGGCTCCATATATGGTATTGTCATTTTATTATATTATATTATATGTATTATTAAAAATTTTACGTCTTACAATCCAAACATCAGTTAAATCTTCTCTATTTCTACAAATAAAATCTCCTTTTTCTGCTCTTTGAATTTGAACTTCTTCTCCAAGGACATTAACAGTTTCTCCCCATTGTCCTACGATAAAGTATTCTTCTTCGGATACCCATATATCTGATTCACTTATATAAGGATTAAGTTCGTCTAATATTTGAACGCATTCAACTGAATTTTCAGGTATTGGTTCGCATAGCATCCAACCATCATTATCAATTCCAATTACATTATATTTTTGAAGTAATTTTTTTGGCATTTGTTGCCAAATATCATTGCTTTCTCCAATACAAATAATTGATCCATCTTCAAGTTTTTTTTCACCTTTTATAGTGTCAACTAAAAATTTACTCATTACACTTCTGTCAACCATTATTGAAATAAGTGGCTTCGCCTTAATATTTTTAGTTTTCTTAGCAATATTCCATTTAGGAATTGCTTCTACATTAATATGTTTCATTGTTTTTTAATTTTAAAACATTGTTAATTAGATATTATGTGGGCCCTGAGGGAGTTGAACCCACGACCTTCAGATTATGAGTCTGCTATTCTAACCACTGAATTAAGGGCCCGATTTTATTTTTTAATGAACTGTACTTTCGAGGGCGGGTTTATATGAGAGTTATCCGCCTTTGTTATCCGTCTATTAGTAGTATTCAATCAGTACTACCCACAATCTTGCCGTTCTTATCATGATTACACTGGTTGCTTACCTGCTTCTGTTAGGAAGAGCATAATCAAATTTGGTAGGCTTACGTTACTTAGTACCTATCGTTCATTTTTTTTAAGCTTCTGCAATCTTATTCAGTTTTTCAACCAAAGCGTTACCGCTTTTTTTGAAGTTGAATTCTAGTTTTTTTACTAAAAGTTTAACATCTTCGTTTGTCAATTCTTCTTGGTTTGCAATTTTAGTTACAACTTCGTTTCCTGAGTTTTTGAATCTAAATTCAAGTTTTTTGCTCAACAATTCATACTCTTCTTTTTCCAGTTTCATAATTATAATTTTTTGTTAGTTATTTTTAATATGATAGTGCAAATTTACGGAAAAGTTTTTACACTACCAAACTTTTATTTATTTATTTATTTTTTTTAACTTCAGATAATATTAGTTCTGTACAAATTAATATTAATCCGCCTAATCCAAGAAAAACTTCACAAAGTTCTACATTGTGGTTAAAAAATGCGATTCTAATGGATAGCAATATAATATAAAATATATATGTTATAATAAATATTTTTGAGAAAGTTTTGTTAAAATTTTTCATTTTATTTTATTTTTTTAATGTTTGAATAGCTTTTTCTAAGAATATGCCAGATATGAAGAACGATATAATAATTGTGATGAAATATCTATCTATAATTAATACATTTGTAAAAAATATATAGATTAATACTATCCATGATAATGATTATAATATTAAGTATGAGATTAATTTCATTTGCTGTAAATGTTTTTAAGTTTTTTTATTAAAATTTCAATATTTTCAATTCCTTTATTCCATTTAGATTCGTCAAACACATTATCTTCTGATATTGATTCTAGATCTTCTAGTGTATCAGCGATTTTATTTTTTGTGTGAAACACAGTTCTTATTTTTTCATTGTAGATACTGGCATAATTTATAAAGTCTATTTTTTCTAATTCTTTTATTACTTCATCTACTCTTTTTTCATCTACTTCAAAAATGTAAGCCTCAGAATAACCGTAATCGCCACCTATATAGTCAATATTTAGATGTTTTGCAATATTTTCAATATTGCTTTCTTCAATAGTAAATTTTCCAGCGATTGAACCATATGGTTCAATAACTTCTTCAGTTAATATTTCAATTTTTACGGTTTTCATTTTTATTTATTTCGTCAATTTGTTCTTGTAAATAGTCTATTTCAGAATTTCTAACTGCATCAAAAAAGTATATAGCTAATGAAATTAAAACTTGCTGCCATGTTTGTAATGTTGTAAACATTGATAATGCAAACAAAGATAAACAAAAAGTAGTAACTGAAAATAGTAAGTTGATTGGTAGATGTTTTAATTTTTTATTATTCATAATATTTATTTTTGTGGTGCGTCTAATATTTTACAATATAATTTAAACTTATCTGTTTCAGTTTTTTTGTTCCAAATGCTTTCAAAGGTGTATACACCGATGTAATCATCTTCAAATTCTGAATAGATATACTTATTGAACCCTAAATATACAATTTCTTTATTTTCAATTAATGGATCATACCCCATATAATCAAATAGTTGATTATTTGCATTTTCTTGAGAAGATGCTGTTATAATTGGCTGATTGCTTTCAGTGTCGATTATTACCCAAATTTCTGTCATATTTTTAAATTTTTTAATGTTTGACAAAGATAATATAATTATTTTGAATATCGTTATTTTTATATATTATTAACACAATTTTCTTCTCATTGCAATTAAATGTTGCTATTTGATGTCTAAACTGATTTCCTCCACATTTTCTGCTTACCAGATAAGAGAAGTTGCTTCTAATATATAAGGTGCTAAGAATAAGTTCTTTAATTCTGTTAGATTATCCATTATTCATTATCTTTAATTTTAAAAAGTTTTTCTTTTCTACTTAACTTGAGTTTTATATTTTTATATTTTTCAATATTTTTTATTATTATTTCACCAATACATGGCATTAGAACATTGTCTCTATGAAAAGATGAAATTATTATTGTAAAATCTTCTTCGTCTAATTGTGAAAACGCCTCAGGCATTTCAATTATTTTTTTGAATGTTCCCCAATTTTGATATACTTGTGAATGTTTTCCCTTCTTTTGATGTATTGGTGCTCTACCTTCGCCTGGCTCAACTTCGTATTTTATTTTAACGTATTCAAACTGCTTGTCACCTAATGAAATATAACATAGATGTGAGCAAATTGTTCCTTTTCTTGCGTAGTTTTTTGGTGTTAGAGATATTGAATAGGTGTTTTTTGTTATCATATTATAGATTAAAGTTCAACAACTTTTTTAATTACAACTTTATCTGATACGCAAAGATTATTTAGATATAGCATATCTTTAGTTTTCTCTTTCGCATCATCAACGGAGTGTGCTTTCAATGTGAATTTACAATCGTTTTTATATGGAGATAAGTCGTTTGTTTCTGGTGAGTATAAATATATATTGTATGTCACCTCATAAACTTGATATTTAAAATATTTTGTTGATATTGTTATGATTGAAATTATGATTAATGCTGCGATTAGTGAGATTGCTATTGTTTTTTTCATTTTATATTGTTATTTTGATGTCATATTTAAAATAATTACATTTCTCTATTCTTGATATTTCAATGCCATTTATTTTTAAATTTACTTTTTTTAAATTTCTTTCGGCTGTACCAACATTACTGTCCATACACATAAATGATACCTTACCTGTATTTTTAACTATCTTATTTCCATAGTATGCTATTTCATCATATTGATATAATGTATGATTTATTACAAAATAAACATCACCACTAGTTAGTTTGGATTTAACAATATCTCCAACTTTGAATTTTGCATTTTCTTTTACATAATTATTAATATCACTATATAGTTCATCTTTATATAGTTTTATCTTTTTGTTTAATTCTAATAATGTCATATTATGCATGTTTATTTTTGTTACAAATTTTATTTTTATCTTTAAAATAGTTATCTTTTCTTAGTTCACTGATATACATACACAAACTCCATTTTTCATTTATTTTTTTATGATATGGACAGACTTTAACGTAGAATCCATTATTCCATTCGTCAATCAATAAATCAGTTTTCTTTTTATCATATTCATAGCAGAACACGCCGTCAGGTATAAGACTTGGGTCGTATTTTAATCCTATTAGATTTTTTGCTTTTGATATTATTAATTTGTCTAAATTTTTCATTTGATAGTATTATTTTTTAGAAATTTGGGTCGTTCGGGTCTAATTCATGACAAATTTTTTTATCCCACCATTTTCCAAATTTTGAATCTTTCTTTATATATGTATTTGTAATTAATATAGAAAAAACAATAATTGATGATACTGCATAAATTAGTATTATTATGATTATAAAGGTTTTCATATATATTGATTTTTAAAGTGATATTTTAATTTTAGTCTTTCTTCAATAAAAACAATGATAGAAGCTATACCATTTTTCTTAACTGCTTCTATGATTCTATCAGATTCAGTTTTTCTAATCAATGAAATTTGATAATCTGATAGATTATTATCATTTGCTTTTTGTGCTTCTTTGACAACTTGGTTAATATACAACATTGCTAAGTCTTCAAATTCTTCAATAATTATCTATATTTTTCTAAATCTCTATCAGTATCTCGTTTAATGTCTCTCTCTTTTAAGTCTGATTTTTTGTCGTACAATTTTTTACCTTTTGCGATACAGATTGTAACTTTACACAAACCTTTATCATTGATAAACATATTTTTAGGTATGAGAGTAAATCCTTTTTCTGTTATTTTCTTACGAATTTTTTTAAGTTCTGCTTTTTTAAGTAATAGTTTTCTTGGACGTTTAGGCTCGTGATTTAATCTATTACCAAATTCGTATTCTGATATGTGTGTGTTCAATAGAAAAAGTTCATCACCAGTAAAAGCACAGTGACTATCTACTAAAGTAGCTTTACCTAATCTGATAGATTTAATCTCTGTACCCAGAAGTACGATTCCAGCTATGTACTCGGCTTCTAACGTGTATTCGTGTGAAGCCTTTTTATTTTTTATTATCATATCATATTTATGTTTAATGTACAAAGTAACGAAAAAAAAATCAACTACACAAGTAATAGTTGAAATTTATTTCATAATTTGTTTTAATTTAATTTTTCTTAACTTATTAGAATATTTATCTGGATTTAAAATAGCTAACAGCCAATCATGAAAGTTTTTAAAGTCATCATCTTCTAAAACATACCATTTGCTTTTATCGCTTTTTTTAAAATAGAATTTATTCATAGTGAAGAATGCTGTATGACAAGAATTCATTTTACTTTTCAATTTATCTTCACTAAGATGCCTATTTGTTATCATTTCTAATCCAACATATTCTAAAAAGCTATTATCGTAAAATTCTTCGTGTGTTAATAATACAAAGTCATTTACCATTAATTTAACTTCATTAGAATGAAACCAATTTGGTGTGTTTTCTTTAATTGTTGTTAATGAAAAAATGTTGTTTTTAATTTTAAAACTATTTAATGACATTGTTTAATATGTTGTTTAATTTTACTCTTCTTTTCTTTGTTATGCCACATTCTGGTAATAGAATTATTGTTAACCAATCGTAGAAATTATCATAATCTTTACCACTCATAACATTCCAAAAGTCATTTATATTTCTTTTATAGTATAAAGTGTTATTTGTGAATATCGAATATTTTTTAGAATATTCTTTTTCTATTAATGCAGATTGATTATTTTCAAAATCATATTCTAACATCATTTCTATTATGTCTAAATAACAATCTGTTTTTGATAGATTGTTTTCTAATAATAGTATATCATTTATGTATAATTTTGTTATATCACATAATTCTTTTTTATCTAAAAAAATTGTTTCAATTTCTAATTTGAAAACGTCTTCGTTATATTTATAATTATATTTCTTCATTGTTTTATATTTATATTAACAATAACTATTCATAGTTTTTTAAATTTTCTAGTTTTTCTTTTCTTTGTAATAATAGTGAATTTTCAATATGTATAGAGAAAGATTTATATATCAAACTATATTCTATTCTTCTTTTTGAAAATTTTGATTTGATTTGATTGCACAATTCATTAAAATGTTCATCATTGTAGTTTTCATTTTTTCTTACATCAAAACATTCATACCAACAATTATTTATATCATCGCCAGAACTAAATCTACCTCTATTTATAACTTCTGCGTTATCTCCAACTATTTCTATTAATTTTTCTTTTATTGTCATATAGTAAAAAAACCTTTATTTGAAAGCATATAATGATTAATAATTTCAGAATATACTTTATCAACTGACGGATGACATTGATAAACAGATGGATCTGGATCGACATCATTTTCAATTGATTCTGGTCTTTCCAAACAGAAAGCGACTGGAGGCATAATTTTATGAGTTCCGTTGTGTCTAATATTATATTTCATATTACTACAACAAAAAAGATTACAATCTCCTAAAATATAAGAATACTTATATTTTTGATTTCCATTTCTATAAGGTGCTCTTAATCTTGGATCAACTGAGCTTCCTAATTGAATAATATGAGTGTCTGTGGCTCCTGCTAAATGCAGCAATCCTGAGTCCATTGTGACTATCATCTCTGAATTATTAATCACATGATATGTTTGGTGTATGCTCAATTTGTTAGCCAAATTTAATCCATTTTTAATTTCTATATTATATACAGGTTTTTCAATTTGATATGTACCAAATTCATTTGAATCTTTGCCAACAATAACAACAGGTATATTTATGTTGTTTAGTCTATTGATTAACTCTTGCCATCTGTTCTTCTCCCAAGTTCTTGATTGCCAAGTTCTTGATGGATGAATAACAATGTATTTTTTTGGTAATCCTTCAATTTCTTCATAAGCATCTGGATAGAATTTAATTTCCATTTCTTCTGGTAGTAACTGAAAACCAGAGCTTATAGCGTGTATTTGTCTAATATCAGTTCTTGTATGTACAAATAAGTCAGGCCTGAATGATTCAATTAGCAAATCTCCTTCATCTACATCATAATTATCTGATAGTGTTATATATGGAATATTTTTGAATAGTTCTGGTTGATAGGTGAAGACATGAATATTTTTTTCATATACTTCACTCAACTTTTTAATTGTTGGTATAGCACATAAAGTATCACCTAAGCTGTGTGAACCTACCAGAACTAATACTTTATTCATAAATTTTCTTTTATAATTGTTATATTTTTTGGATTAATGTTATCATATGTAAAATAACCTAATCTATAGTTTGGATCAGTGTGTAACATTAAAGAATCTTTTATACAATTTATTTCCAATAGTATATAATCTTTTTTTATTGTATCTGTAAATTTTAATTTCGTTAATAATTCATTATAATTATTAATATTGTCAAACAAATATATTCTATCTGGATGTATAGATAATCTTTTTTTAGACTTTGGATAAATTCCTTTTTTAAATATACTATCTTTATTCTCCTGATATGATAGATGATATAATTTGTTAGGACAAATTATATCGTTTTTATATATACCATCATCATATTTGCTCTCATATCTAATGTCTACTGATTTTGTATTATTTGATAATGACGATATCTCTTTAAACCCATTTCTCATATCATTATTTAAAGTTATATAATAATATGCTGGAAAATAACCTAATGTGTAACAATCGTGGTTAATAACATTAATTAAATTCATATCTTTTGTTTCAATTGATAGTAAGAATTCAAACTTATCAACAATATTAATAGAATATATTATATCTATTTTATCTAAATAGTCTGTTATTATGTGTGAGTATTTTGTTATATCATGTGTAGTTATTAGACCTTCTTTTAATTGTTCTATAAATTCTAAATAATTCATAATAGTTGTATAATTTCTTTTGCTGCTTTTACACAAGCCATAACATCTGCTTCACAGTATGTTTTAATTTTATTTAAATCTTTATCTATCCAAAAGCAATTGTGTACATCTTTGCCCGCTATAACTGATTTTGGCGATTCTATACCTAACGTGTACAGCATTTCATCAAAAGATACACTTTCTAAAGTTCCATTGCTTTTCCAAACGTCCGCTAGATCTATTATTCTCATCTCCCACGGTTTAACATTAAATGTTTGTAAAATTTTTGGTATTTGTAAACCATATTCCATCATTTTTCTATTTAACCAAGGTATATCAAACCCCTTAATATAATAACCTGATAATGAGAATAATGTCTTAACAGAGAAATTCATAAGAATTTTATGTACTTTTTCAATTATAAACTTTTCATCCTCATCACAAACTGACAGCATCTGAACTTTATCATCTTTTATCATAGCCATTGATACACACACAATTCTACCGAACTCAGGAATCAAAGAAACCTTATTCAGATACACTTCATTTGGGTCTATTTTCCAATCAGTAAATTGTACACCTTTTCTATCTAATTTCCTAAGAAAAAGTTCATATCCTCTTATATCATTAGCTTTTAATGTTTCTAAGTCTGGATATTTACCAGCAGTTTCTATATCAATGTATATTAATTCTTTGTAATTCATTTAATTTTTCTTTTCTAAATTCTTTTATTGCTTTTAACATCTAATTGATTGATTTTTATTACTATAGTAAAAATAAATATTTTAATATCATTTTTATTCAAAATTTACTATTTTATATTAAAAATTATTGAAGTTATTGAATACTTTTTATATAATGTTCTTTATATGGTGAATCTACAGAATCTTTATATTTAAAAATAATTACTTGAAGTAGTCATCATACATAGTGCTACCTTTACTAAAATCATTATTTTTAACATATGATTGCTAAATTATATCATATAAATTATTCATCTTTTTTCTTTTTTTTTTTACGGTTTGCTAATATTTGTTCTCTTGAAATTATAAATTTTAATTTTGGATTCGGATTATCTTCAGTGTATGGTTCAACTTCAATTCTTTTGTTTGAGATATCAACATACTCTTGATTGATGTCAATTCCTATAAAGTTTCTATTGTTCATTTTTGCCATTTTTAAAGTAGTACCACCTCCACACATACAATCGCATACTACATCATTTGGATTTGACCAAGATAATATGTGATCTTCTGCTAATTCTTCAGGAAAAAGAGCAGGATGCTGAAAAGCGAATTTGTCTTTTGTGGTATAACCAGCTCCATTGCTGATATTCCAGCAGTTATATCTATAGCCGTACTCTGCGACAGTAAACTGTCTACCAGACTTTATTTCTCCATCTTTTTTTCTTGAACTACTTGTACCAAATGTACTTATGCCTGCCCACCTATTGACTTTATCCCTTAAAAGATTGACAGTCTTAGGTTTACCTTTTGAGAACACGAACATATATTCAAATACTTGAGAGTATCTTCCAGATTCTGGAAAAGCAGGTCCGCTCTTATGATATATCATTGTGTCATATAGTTTAAAGCCTTTATTCATAAAAGTTAAAGCTTGTCTGAATGAGTCGCCGCTCTCTCCTCCGTCAACTATCTGATCTCCAATGACCCACACAACAACTCCACCATCTTTTGTTACTCTATATAATTCTTCAACCATTGGTATAAATGGAAAACTATACCCATCAAATTCGTCATTATTTTTTATAACACCTTTATATGTTCTTAAACTTCCGTATGGTGGTGAAGTTACTGTCAAGTCAATAAAATTATCTTGTATTTGTTTCAATGTCTCAATTGCATCACCACATATAACTTTATTTAGAAAATTATTCATAATTTATATTATTTTTTATAATATATCATTTTTTGTCACATATGTTTATAAAAAAAGAGAAGATTTACTCTTCTCTTTTAATTTTATCTTCTTGAACCTCCGCCTGGTGTGAGTGTTCTAATATTATTGTTATTATTTGATGAAGGTGGTGTATATGTGCTTATAGGTGTATTATTTTGATTAGGCGTATACGTTTTTCGTGGTGTGCTGTTTTCGTTAGGTGTATATGTACTTCTATGTTGAATAGTTGTTTTAGTTTCATAGTTGTTCCTAGATTGAGCAGTTGTTATAGGCGTATATGTGTTTCTTGGCTGAATAGTTGTTCTAGTTTCAGTGTTTGTTCTTGGATTTATAATAGTTCTAGGTGTATGATTATTTCTAGAATTGTCATCTATTACCACTGGTCTCTGAATTGTTGAATTTCTATATGTTGAATTTCTTCTATAATTGTGATTTTGATAGTCATTATAATGCTTGTAATGATTGTGATGATTAAAATTATATATTGAATTATAATTCCAATTATAGTAATTCCAATTATAGTAGTAATTGTTATAATTCCAATTATAGTAATTCCAATTATAGTAGTAATTGTTATAATTCCAATTATAGTAATTCAAATTATTGTAATAATTATAATATGATGTATATGAATAATAATCATATGATAAACTATTATAATACCAATCATTATAATAATCAAAACTTGTTAAGTAAAATAAATGTCTTGGATTGTGAAATCTATTGATTCTACTTGTGAATATATATTCAGTGTCATAAATTGTATCACTGCTGTAATTGTAATTTGTGTCTATCTTTGTCTCTATTTTTTGTTTTTTACTTGGTTTGAAATAAATATCATCCGTGATAACATTTTGTGCAAAAAATGAAAGACTGCTTAGTACGAATACTAATAATAAATATAACTTTTTCATGTGTTTTTTTTTTATATATTAAAAATTTTATGCTGTGTTTAAAAATATATTTTTTAATAATCTTCTATTTTTTTATTTTAAGCTTTCTTTCTTCTATTTCGCTATAAAAGCATCCGTCAAAATCTGGTTTGCTAACTATATTGTTATTATATTTTGGCATATTAAAAATCATATATATTCTGAAATCATTATATGTACATGTCTGTCATTAAAATCAATAACTTGATAATATTTATCAACAAACATAATGTCTATCATTCAATAAGGTACTTTTTACAACTGTATTTTTTACCTACTGTCATATATTTTTTTGAGTTTTTTTGTTCTTATTGATTTTTCATATGCTTTCATATTAAACCTACCTTGTAAAATGGTGTGTTCGTTCATGGTACCTTTTTTAAATAGTATACAAAAATGACATATAGTTTCATTTATAGAAAATGATATATCAGAGATATTTTCAATATTTATATCATGTTTGTTTATTATTCTATCCATAATATACGTTTCTATATCATTTTTCATAACTTAATTTTTCAAGTTTTTTCAATCTCAAATGTTTTTAAAATTTTATAATGTTGATAGTTCTATTGTATTTCCTTCTGCTTCTTTCACAACATAATAATCTCCTTTCCAAATTGGATAAGGATCATGATAGAACTATGACGCTTTTTTACATAAATATAATTTCATAAAAACAAAAATATACATAATATTCGGAATATCCAAATATTTTGATAAACAAAATGTTAAATCTTTTATATAAAAGATAAAAAATAATTAAATAATTAATGTTTGATTTAGAAATGAATAAATATCATTTAATAGATGTTATAGATGGTATGAATAAGATTGAAGATGAATCGGTTGATGTGGTTTTAATAGATCCACCTTATAATATCGGTAAAGATTTCGGAAACAATAAAGACAATATGAAAATTGAAGATTATATAGAATGGTCTAAATTGTGGATGAATGAATCTATAAGAATATTGAAACCGACTGGTAGTATTTTTATTTATGGCTTTTCAGAAATATTAGCATATTTGTCAGTAAATTTAAATTTAGATAAAAGATGGCTTATTTGGCACTATACAAATAAAACTGTTCCAACATATAAAAGCGGATGGCAACGTAGTCATGAATCCATAATATTTGCATATAAAAATAATGCTATTTTTAATGTTGATGATGTTAGAGAACCATACACTGAAACATTTTTAAAAAATTCTGCAGGAAAAACACGAACAAAAAGTGACACAGCTAGATATGGTGGATCAAAAGAAACAACATACGAAGCTCATCCAGGTGGTGCATTACCAAGAGATGTGTTCACTGGTATTTCTTCATTAGCTGGTGGTGCTGGTGCTAAAGAAAGATATTTTTTACTTGATGATAAATTTTATTTACCATCTGAAATTAAAAATTTGTCATCTGAACAAAAGAAAAATATAATTAAGCATCCAACACAAAAACCATTAAAATTGACTGAACGATTGTTATTATCTTGTAAACCATCTGAAAATGGAATAGTTGTAATTCCATTTGGCGGTTCTGGTAGTGAAGGTATTGTTTGTAAAAAATTAAAAATGGATTTTATCGGGTTTGATATTAATCCTACATATATTAATATGTCTAATTTTGCTGTTGATAATTGGAAGTCTATAATTGATTAAAAAAAAGCTAATTCTTACGAATTAGCTCTATATCTGTTTTGTGCCAGAGTTTCTATTTTTTCTTCTATTGTAAATTTACGATATTGATCAATTTTATCTAATTTAACTTCTATCCATAGTTGCGATGACATACTTGTAACTATTTTTGCTGATATGTGTGATTTTTCAGTAGTTTTATATCCAGTATTAGTACTTTCCCATACCATATTATATACGTTAAATACATTTGATGGTATATCATAAAAAGTATATTTTATATTTTTTTCTTTCTTATCTTGAGTTCTTAATAAAATGTGATAGTTATCAAAATTGTTGCTGTTTTCATTTATAAATTTAAGAATATTATCTAATTTTTTATTAACATCTTCATTTTTAAATCTAGTTAATCTATATGATGATATTTTTAATGTGTGACTATCTTTTTTTCCAGATTCTGTAGCAGATTTTGCTGATATTCCAAAAAATACGTCTTTTATAAATTTTGATAATATATCAATATCCTTACCTGGTTTGTGACTACCTATATTGTGAACAGTTGTATATCCTAAATCTTCATAAGTGTTTGATAGTATTTCTTCCCATTTATATGAATTTATAGGAATTTTTGTTATACTCATAGTATGCCGAATATGCTTTTCTAAATATTCTAAGAATTTTTGATAGTTTTGGTTTATGTGTTCTATAAGTTTTTTCTTTTCTATTTCTAATTCTTCTTCTGTCATTTTTTAATTTTTGTTTGTTAATATTTTTTATCAATACAAATATAATAAATAATAACGAGAAAACCAAACATTTTTTGATATTTTTTACAAAAAAAAAAGATTTTTCAATCTTCTTTTTTTTATTATTCTTCAGTTACTTCAATATTTTCACCTTTCAAAAAACCTAACTCATAAACTTGTGGTCTAAGTCTATCTTCAAATGCTTTATATTTCTTAGTGAATTCTGAAAGTTCTGATTTAAAGTGACCATTAAGCACTTTTTTAATTTGGTACCAGCCAGCATCCCATGCATCTAAGTGATACTCTGGATTTGATGTATACATAATTTTTCTCCATTCAAAAGATTTTCTGACTAGTTCTCTTGCTGTTTCTAAAACATCTTGAGCATCAGGTGATAGAGTTGTAGTCTTTAAAAGATTGTAAACATATCTTTCATCAGATTGTCTTGCATCTTTATATAATTCGTCAAAACGATAAGTTTCAGCTAACTCTTTCATTTCATCTTTTGACATGAAGAAGAATTCATTCTTGATGTCCCATAGTTTATCTTTATATTCAACTTGACGCATTGAAGATTGATTTGAACTTGTGTTGAAAAGTGAATATACTATTGAATCAGATTCAAATTGTTTATATTGTTCAGTTTGTTGAATTTCTTCAGTTGGTGCTAAATATTCGTCTTTATTATTTGTGAAATTATTACTTATCAATTTTCTGCAAGTAAAATTTGTAGTGACATCATTATAATTTTCTTTAACTATTGAACATGATGGCTTAGTAGGATATGCATATGAACTTGTTAATAATATTACGCCAGATGCGTTTTCGTTAACGTTATTGCTATTATTTACATATACACCAAAACTATTGATATTCATTCTACCCTTATGTTTATTATCATTAGATATATTAATAGCATTTGTTAATCTTGGCATATCATCTGATTTAATATTTTTTATGTTTCTTTTAATATAATTACTATAAGTTACTTTTCCATCCGTGTTATATATTGTTTTTTTTGATAATATATTTATTCCAGAATTTAAAATATCTTTAATTTTATATAAAAATTCATTTTTATTATTCTGTTCACCTTTACGCCATAAACTAAATGATATACCCCAGTTGTCTGAAACATCCGCAAAATTGTTAGCTTCAAATAACATACCGTCAACAAATTTAAAATTTTTAAAATAATCTTTTCTAAATAAAGTGTATCCATCACTAGATAAGAAACTAATTGGACTAAATAAAGTAATATTCATATTACTTTTATATTTATTGTTTATTAATAATATTTTATATATAAATTGTGAATACAAATTTGCACTTGATTTCCCTAAATTTATCATTAGACTATTTATTTTAGTTGATACACAATCGGTTTTATTTTTAGATTGTTTACTGTTTGCAACTGTACCATAAGGTGGATTAATAAGAAATATTATTTCTTTACCTTCTAAAATCGCATTTTTTAAACCTTCTGGTAATTTATAATCATTTTCAACATTAATTTTACCATCAACAATACCATCGTTCAAAAAATCATATTGAAATTTAGTAGCTTCAGGATTATATCCAGCCTGATTAGCCGTTTCAATATCAGAACTATTCAAAGTGCTACAATATAATTCTTTAAAGTTATAGTCACGAGTCAAATTTCCTGTACCCCAAGCACAATCCCATACAACATATTTTTCTTTCCAATCTTCACCAAATTGTTCAGAAATCATTCTATGTGCTTCATCAACCCAAATTGTAGGTGTAAAAAATTCACCCTTCATTCTACGAGTTTCATCTTGAATCAATCTATCTTGTGTAGCTGTCAGAGCTTCTTTTTCAGATGGAGACAATTCAGTATCAAAAAAGTTTATATATGACTTATATCCAGAACCTTTTATTTTTACATCACCAAATCCTTTTGTAACCAAAACATTTGGTTTATTAGGATGTTGATAATTATTATTTCTATCAACTAATGATTGAATAAATAAGTTAACTTCATCATTTACTGTTAGTTTTTTATCATCCAACACCTTTTTCAAAAAGTTGGATAATATAATATGTACATTTTTTTCTGTGATTCTAAATTTTGAGATGGTTTTAACTGATATTTCATTGATATGTTTTAGCATATCAACAAAGTTGAAATCTTCGTTTATATCAATAATGTAGATGTTTTCAAGATTAGCATCTTGAATCATTTCTTTTAATAGTTCATCATTTTTAACACCAGCTTCACTTGGTGCTATATTCCAATTGATTTTATATCCTAAATATTTTATAATATTATTTGTATGAAAATAAAAACATTCATTTTTATTACCAATGAACAATGTTGTTGGTATAAAAAACTCACCAGCCATCTCAAACTTTTTTAAATAATATAACGCTTGAATTATAACACGAGTTCTATCAATTTTATTTGAGAGATCAATATCATATTTGAATTCAAAAAGACAATTCAGATTAATATTTTGATTCTTATCAGTATATCTCAATAATCCATCTGTTTTATATGGTGAAGTGATTGTGACGATATTTTTTTTGTCTTTTGACATTTTGCTTAGCTTAGAATTAAAGTATTCCCTGTAGCTATTCTCAACGTCTTTTTCGGTTCTTGCTGATTCTAATGTTTTGTAAAATGTGCTCATATTATTTATTTTAATTTACAAAGATAATGGTATTATCTGAGATATAAAAACTTATATAATAAAAAAGTGTTAAAGTTTTTAGACTTTAACACTTTTAATTTATTTTTAGAATTCTAAATCATTACATTCTTCATTTTTTAATTGTAGTGACTCCAAGTACTCATTGGTAACTTTGTTTATAAATTCTTGTTCCTCTTTTATTTTATTATATGATTTTTTGTTAAATGATTTTAGTATTTTATTTTTTCTATATTCATCTGTGCTTTTGTCTACTTTTTCCTTTTTTGAAATTATGTAATCTAAACATAAATTTGAATAATAATCTTTTTCATCTTGTTTATCAATAAATATAGTGTCAATATTTTTGTTATTGTTTACTAATAATTCGCTATAACTCATAAGTGTTTTGAAATTGAACATAATTTTAAAACAATAACCATCTTCTTTTTTAAACATCTTAACTTTAACTAGTGTGTTTGTATCTCTAATAGTATTTTGAAATTTTATACATTCTTCCTTGTTTTTTAAATTAATATTAGTAATAGTATTTGATATTAGGTTAAATTCAGATATTGCTATTGGACAATTTTTCGCATGAAAAACTGCAAAATTTACAATTTTACCAAATCTTGAAGTTTTATCATATTGATTATAATATAAAGGCATCAAAATATGTTCAATTTTAGTGAAATATGTTTTATAATCTGTCAACTCAATTATTCTTATATCACCATTTGCTCTCAATAATATGTTACCATTATTTGTTGTACACATGAGTGCATTTTTGTTCATATCAACTATTTTTAATTTTGGCCCAGGTACCAACTTTGTAGTTTTTATTTCATATTCATTAAAGTCTCTAATTCTTGCTCTAGTTGCTTTTGTTGTAATACCAATGGATTTTTCAACAACCCTACCAGAAATAGTGACACTTTGAGAAGATTTCGCAATTATATTTACAGGTAGTTTTTTTACCAATTTTTTTTCAAGCTGATAGTCATACATTGTTTCGGTGTCAATACCATATAACGGCATTAAGTTGTATAGAAATTCTGTTTGTGATATTTCAAATTTTGTTTTTTTCATATTTTTTAAATTTTAAATTATTTCTAATATATTAAATTAATGTAGCATTGTTTGACTTTTTTAAATTTATTTTAATTTTTTAACGATTAAACTTTCTACCATATTTATGATATAATTTATCAAACAGATTATATATGGAAGAGTTAGATTTAGATTATATAAAGGTGAAATTGATGGAAGTTTTAAAAAAAGCTCATTCAGATCCTAGAAAACATTTTATTAAGCCGTTTAATGACAGAATAGCAGCACCATGCCCAATTTGCGGCGACAGTTCCAAGGATCCAAAAAAATGTAGATTTAATATTTACTTGGATAATCCTTTGTTTTACAAGTGTTTCAACGAAGGTTGCAAAGGTAGTATCGTTGGTTTATTCAAAAAATTTGATATTGAAATTGATTTAGATAAGAAGCAAGAGATGTATTCTTATGCCGATTCTCATATGAAATTTGACAAGAAGAAGGATGTCTACATTCCAGAGCAACTTACAAAGTTGTTAAGTCTTGATGATTTTTCAGAATATTTAAACATACATCCAGAGTATCAGATATCTAATTTTAAACCTATAAAAACAAATTCTGCTCAGTATCAATATTTAAAATATGAGAGACTTATAGATAATTTTGAAAACATATATGAGTGTGATTATCATTTAACACCAAGATGGAAAGAAAAGTGTATTGTAATGCTGAATAAGTCTGGAGACAAATTGTTAAGTATGCAGATTAGAAACCTGAAACCAGGTGATAAGCGTTTATTTAAGATATTCAATTTTGAGAAGATATATACAATGAGATATCCTGATGAGGATGTTGATGAACTTGAAATTATGTCATATAATAAGATTTCTAATTTATATAACATATTGAATGTAGATTGGGATGAACCAGTTACTATTACAGAAGGATTCCTAGACTCAACTTTTGTTCCAAATAGTTTGTCAGGAATAGGACTCAATTCATTAGATGATATATCATTTTTGATGTCTGAAGATTTGAATATTCGGTTTTTATTAGATCAAGATAATGCAGGTGTTAAAAAATCTCTTGAGATGTTAGATAAAGGCTATAAAGTTTTTCTGTGGCAACTTTTTGTTGAAAAGTTGATAAAGAATAAGACTGATAAATATGAAGCTAAAAAGTACGCATTAAAAATAAAGGATTTGAATAAGTTAGTTCAGGAGATGAAAAATCCTGATGCGTTTAATAAATTAAAATTAGAGAACTATTTTTCAAATGATATGCTTGATAAAATGTATTTGAATCCTGATTTATATCCTAAAAATCAAAATTTTAAAAACAGTAAATATGATAAAAATAAAAAAATATAATATCATAAATGAAACAGAAGATGATATTATTTCTGATATAATAAAGATATGTTACGATATAAATACATTAGACAATAACAGCTCATTTTTGTATAGAAAACTATGGAAAGTTTCTATAAAAAATTTTAGGAAGCCAACAGAGTGACTTTCCTTGGGTTAACTGCAAACCCTCTATTCCCTTCATTAAATTCAGGAACTACTTTCTTAAAGATGTTTAATGATCCATTGATATCTGCATTAATTTTGAATCCATCTTTTGTTTTAAATAAACCTCTTTTCACCCTTTTACCAAGGTAATTTTCGTGATATTTCATGGCTTCATTATCGAAGTATGAACATTTACTTGTGTAAGATTCTTCAGTCAAAGTGATATTTATTCCTTTCAGCCTTGCTTTATACGTTAAGGTATTAATTAGTTCAAGGTATGGTATTTGAATAAACTTTTGATTGTTTACTTTACTCATTTTACAATCGTCCTTCCATTCTTTATTGTATCCAACAATAATTTCTGATACATTGTGAATTTCACACCATTTCACAAGAGTTTTTGTGATTTTGTGAACTTCACATTTTATCTTACTGTTTCTTTTTTCGGTCA